ACTGTTCCCGATACTATAAAGGAAGATACTTTAGAGTGTTTCGGTCGTAATGTAGAATGGACTTGGCCGATATCTCATTTTGGAGAATGTATTGACTTACAAACTGGTCTATATAAGAGAGCATATGAAGCGAAAGATTCTGATAGAGTGATCGCATGTGCTTTAAGTCACTTTCGCTTATGGAAAAAATGTGTCGAGTTAGACCAACCAATTATGGTACTCGAACACGATGCAAGATTTATCCGAGAGTTTGATGTTTCAGACTTGGATGGAAAGAACTGGGGTGCAGTTGGGTTAAATGACCCGAGAGGTAATACTCGCAAGGGACGGAAGTTCCATGATTTAGTCGCAGCGTGTGGGGAAGGCATACACCGAGTACCCATCATCGACGAACCGACTGAACCACCTTTGCCTATGGGACTCGCTGGTAACAGCGCATATGTCATCAAACCATTTTTTGCTGACAAACTTTTAAAGGAAGTCGAGCGAATAGGTATGTGGCCAAATGACGCAATTATGTGCCGTCAATTATTCCCGATAGATTTGAAGGTGGTGTATCCGTATTACACCGAAGTCGAACGAGGCGTCTCAACTACAACGGCGATTTAGTTATGAAAGGTTATGTAATAACGATAATGGATATGCCCGAGTCTGTTAAGTCAGCAGAACGTTGTATAAAATCTGCTGGGCGATATGGATTTGAAGTCGAAATTTTTCCTGCAACTACCCCAGAAGATAATCCTTCAGAATATCTCCTAGAACGTGGTATCAGTGTTAAAGATTTCAAAGAGGTTTACTCTCGCTTTGATAATTGTGTAGCTGCGTTTACTTCACATTATCGGTTATGGGAAAAATGTTTCTCTGAGAAAACATCTCTGGTAGTTCTCGAGCACGATGCATATTTCGTCGACGCTATTCCTAATATTCCAGTACAAGGTGTTCTTTCCTATGGTGCACCAAGTTATGGTAAATTTCGTACTCCTCCCAGTTTAGGAGTAAACCGTTTACAGTCTAAAGAATATCTTCCTGGAGCGCATGCGTACGGAGTGTCACCTGATGCTGCTGAAATTATGATTCGTAGAGCAGTATCTTTGGCATGCCCGACGGACTTGTATATTTGTAATAAAAACTTTCCGTTTGTTAATGAGTATTACCCTTGGCCAGTAGAGGCAAGAGATTCGTTCACCAGCATACAAACTGAAACAGGTTGTTTAGCAAAGCATAGTTATCAAAAAGACGCGAGTAAGTATAAAATCATATGAGAAAATACTTCCTTACAGGGTGCGATAAAAACACCGAGTGGCAATTACCTTGGTTCATTCAAAACTTCCATCAACATTGTGATGAAGACTTGGTGGTTGCGGACTTTGGCATGTCTGCGCAAATGAGACAGTATGCTGAAGAATCCTCAAACTATGTTATGGACTGTGAACCAAATGGATGGTTTACAAAAGTAGAGGCAATGATAAAGTTGCGTAGCATGTTCACTGGTGGATATTGTTGGATAGATACTGATTGTGAAGTTAAGGCGGACCCTTCAACTATTTTCCGTTGGGTAGAACCAAATAAATTAACTATGGTTATAGATCATCCATGGAGTAAACGCAGACCAGAATTGGGGCACTGGCATAACTCCGGAGTTGTTGCTTTCGAAGGAACTCCTCAAGTTCTACTGGACTGGTATAAAGAATGTAAAACAGGAAACCACGTCGGCGATCAAGAAGCACTTCATGCATGGTTGGGGGGCGATATTATGAAAAAAGCAATACACATAATAGAAGCTCCGCATAAGTTTAATGTGCTTCGTATTGACATTATAGATAACAACGTTCCGGAAAATCCAGTAATTATGCATTGGACGGGGCAAAAAGGAAACTTAGAAATTAGAAAACAAATGGGATTATGACTAAGAAAGTACACATACTCGGGAATGGTGACATGGCGCAAATGATGCCTGAAAATTGGCGTTATGAGCGCGATGGTAAACTGCTCATCTGCAACCAACCACCCTTTGAGGTGCATAATGTTTATGCTACCGTAATGGTAGATTTTAAAATGATGCAAGCGTTGACTGAAGGTTCAATCAATCTAGACATGTACTATTGGGTTTTGGGCAATCGTCCTAAAATTTGGTGCGACCAGAATCCAGGATTTTACATGAGGCATTCTGGACATATCCGTGAGTTCTATACTGATGTTCCTAAATACTGTGGAGCAGATGCTGCGACAGCGGCAACTAACTTCAATTGTGGTCACTTGGCGGCACATTATACGGCGAGGAAGCACAAACCAGACGAGATTCATATGTATGGATTCGACTCTATATTTGACCGAAACATGAGATCTTACACGGATACGGTTTTGAGTAGCGATAGGACAGATGGTAACAACCACCGACTGTTAGACATTTGGCGACCCATCTGGTTCCGTATTTTTAAAGAGTTTCCTGAGGTCAAATTTGTCCTTTATCATAAGCACCCGAACGCCAAAATACCGCTCCCAGAGAACGTTGAGGTTGTAACTAAAACCTAAGTCTTTGATTTTATTATAGTTTTTTCGACTTTACTTTTGACCCGTTTTCAGGCATAATTGTCTTAAGGTTGATAGAGGAAGAAAGAAATGTACGCGATTATCCAGACCCAACATCTCGAGAACTACGGTGCCCACGACTGGGACGGTGAGGGCGAGTGTCCGCAGTACTGGAAACCCAAGGGTGGCAACACCTATATCTTCACCTGCTCCATCGAGCAGAACATGGATCCCAAGTGGTGGGAGCGTGTCGAATCTGCTTGCACCAGCAAGTCTGAGTATTTCGAGGAATACTCAGTTGGCGAAACTGTTGTCGATGATATCGACTTCCGTCTTGCCGACCACTGCGCTGAGTGGGATGCGCCCTATTATGGCACGGTCAAGGAAGATCGCGTTTCCTTCCACCGCACCACTAACAACACGGAGTTCGGTTACTTGCGCCGCGAGATTGCGAAGGAGTTCTCCGCGTATGACGTGTTGGACAATGGCGAGCACGTCACACATGGTGTCTCTTATGAGATGATCAATGGTGACATTGTCGCCTTTGCTGATCTGCGTGCTTGGTTGGATGCCCACGTTAAGGAGGCTGCGTAATGAACAAGAGACACGGTAGTCCGTACGATCGTGGTTCCGCTGATTCATATTATCAGCGTGGTCCTCGCCCTCACTACTTCAAAGGCGACACTTACAACAGTCCTGAAGTTCTCGAAGCGGGTATGACCGAAAAAGAAATTCGGGAGTATTTCCTAGGGTATGAGGAAAACGAAAACATCCGAAACTTTAAGGAGTGGTAAGATGAGTAAACTTGACAAAGCAGTTCAAGATTTGAAATGGGCATTAATCTCTTATTGTGAAGAAGCAGATGTTGGTGAAGCAAAGCGTATTGATCGAGCATGGGAAACTGTCCTCGATGTTTTGTATCCAGAAGAAGAAATGGAGAAGGTATGAATCTTTCTAAGACTCGTATAGAAAATTTGCTGTTAGTTGCATCGATTCCTTTCTTTGTTGTTGCAGTAGAAATGATTGATCCTAAAAATTATCTTCCTACTTTAGAAGAAATTCCTACTTTAGAAGAAAGAGAATGCGAGGTTGTACATGTGACTGCTCGAAAGTGTACTCCCTTTGTACAACCTTCTCCATATTTTCACGGAGTATAGAAATGGCAAACCCAAAACCCTTACCTCAATCAAAACTTCCTAGTCGTGAATTGATATTCAAACACCTTCGTAACGGTGTTATTAATATCAAATTCGTCAAAAAAGACGGATCAGAAAGAGAAATGCAGGCAACTCTTCAAACTCATCGAATGGATCCTCGTTTTATTCCGGAAACTAGTCCTAATCCCCCAAACCAAGATCAAGATGTTTTCAAAGTTTGGGATATTGGTGCCAAAGGATGGAGATCTTTCAATATAAGCACTTTATTGGAGTACAAGTATGAGCGATGAATTAGATCATTTGCTAACTCCTTCTCAAAAAAGAGCAAAGACTCGTGCTTCAAAGCAAAAGTCTATGCTTGAACAGATGGGCGTTGAACCGCGCAAACCTACCAAGGTGAAGCGCAAGCGTAAACCCATGACGCCCGAGCAGAAGGCAGCAGCAGTTGAGAGACTCGCACGCGCTCGCGCGAAACGTAGTGCTGGTAAGGAACCAAATGCTCATCCGCGTGTGTTGGCGTTTGACCCCAATCATCCTTTAAGTTATCAAAACACCAAAGAAAATTTAAAAGTCTGGCGAGAAAAAGTAAAAAGCACTCGCGCACAAAAAGACTCTAAAGATTTTAAGCAAAGACAAGAATACCAAATTGCAGAGAACTATGTGAAAAATCTTAGCATTTGGTTGCGAGACGGTGTTTGGTGCGATCATAGATATGGTTCTGCGAGACAAAATACTATGGAATGGGTCTGTTACGCTCTTGCATATGATAAAAAGGGTAGACCAAAACGAGACGTTGGTTGTTTCTACCCTGATATTGGTATGACTTGGACTCGCGAACTGGAAGAGGCAAATAAATGAAAGAACAATTTTTAGCACTACCACCTCATCTTTTTAATGCCTTGGTAGACTATCTTTCAAGTAAACCATATAGTGAAGTGCATCAATTCATTTCAGCGATGCAACAATCTGTAGTGTCTGTCGATTTGTCTACAGAAGAAAGCGAAGAGGAAACATCAGATGACAGATGAAACAATTGCTGCAGATGAATTAGAATTCATGACAAAGGCGAAATTTAATAAAATAGTCGAGTCTATCGTAGCATCAAAAGATTTGTCTTACATGGATGCGATCATTTATTCTTGTGAACAATATGGAATCGAATTAGAGGATTCGCGAAAATATGTTTCCAATGTTTTAAAAAGAAGACTCGAAGTTGAGGCGATGAATCTAAATTTTCTAGAAAAAGTAGGATCTTTACCTTTAGAATGAAATATAGTCACAATCCATTTATCCGAGAGTTTATTTTCGACGAAGAACAACAACTTTTCTTAAAAGGAAAACTCAAAGAAAAAGAACCTGAGATGTATCGGGCGGGACAATACAACCGAAAACTGGGCAATCATTACGGTTCTGCTCGATTTTGTGATCATATATCGTTACAGCATTATGAAGCACCAGATATCTCTATTAAACTAAAAGAACTCGCGCAAGAATGGGACCCCGACTTTTCTGAAGAGGTTTGGTTTGCGCAATTTGAATTTATTCGTTACCAGGGAAATGTGGGGCAAACATTTCATCGTCACCGAGACGATAATCAAGAACATTCAGATTTTAATCGTGTGTATACTTCGGTTACTATGATTGAATGTTCTGACGATTTGGTTGGCGGCCATCTTAAAATTTGGGTTCCTCTTTCAGATGGCGGAGAAAAAGAATATGTTATTGATCTAGAACCGTTTGAAACTATCATATTTCCTGCTTGGTTTGATCACGAAGCAACCCCTGTGTTAAATGGCAGAAGAGTTGTTTTGATTAGTTGGGCGCAAATCGGAAAACATAATCTAAAAATTAGATCAGATGGCCAGATGGAAAATAGTCCTTGACTTTTTATCAAAAACCAGTAACATATAAATATGGTTGAGCGTTATATTGCTCAACATACTTTGAATACATCGCATATTTCAGACATACGGAGAAAACACATGGATTTATCCACTCTCAAATCAAAGCGTTATGATATCAATAAACTAGTTGCTGCTGCTCAAGAGGCAACTGGTGGTTCTACCGAACGATCCGAAGATACCAATATGTGGAAACCATCTGTCGATAAGGCAGGCAATGGTTACGCAGTCATTCGATTCCTTCCTTCCGAAAACGAAGTACCATGGGTTCGCTACTGGGACCATGGGTTCAAGGGACCAACTGGTAAGTGGTACATCGAGAAGTCTCTGACCTCACTCGGTCAGCAGGATCCTCTCGGCGAGTACAACTCTAAGTTGTGGAACTCGGGCAATGAGGAAGATCGCGAAACGGTTCGTAAGCAAAAGCGACGACTCCATTATGTTACAAACATTCTGGTGATCTCTGATCCTTCTGCTCCCGAAAATGAAGGTAAAGTCTTCATGTATCAGTTCGGTAAAAAGATCTTTGACAAGATCCAAGACTTGATGCAACCACAGTTTCCTGGAGAAACTCCTGTCGATCCATTTGACCTGTGGAACGGTGCTGACTTCCAACTGAAGATTCGCAACGTTGAAGGGTATCGTAATTATGATCGTTCTGAGTTCAAAGCACCAGCACCTTTGTTTGATGGTGACGAAGTTCAACTGCAAGCAGTATTAAACTCGTTACACAACATCAATACATTTGTTGATCCTGCGAACTATAAGTCATTTGACCAACTTCAGACCAAACTATTTGAAGTTCTTGGTCAAACTGAACCAACTACTATAAAGGCAGAAGTCGCATTGGACAACGTTGCTGAACCAGCACCTGCTCCTGTTGCCTCTGCTCCAGAAGTTAAAGTAAGTGCTACTGCTGAAGAAGCAGGAGATGATGGCGACGACGATGCTTTCTCTTACTTCCAGAAATTGGCGAACGCTGATTAAACTTGGGAAGATCGGGGCACTTCGGTGCCCTTTTTTATTTTACCTTAACAATGTCGTAACCAACTGGAGAAGTTGTTTCGACTTTGTACACCTTTTTTTCTAGTGTAGCGAAACGAAATAAACACTTGTCTTTGCTGACGACTGGTTTTTTCTTACATATAAAAGTTTTCGGATTGGCACCGTGAACCTTACTGCCATCAGGCATTTCAGTTACAGGACCAGGAAAATAAATGGTTATCTCGTATCGGTCCACAAAGAGCGATTTCAACCATTCCCAGATTTTGTGATGTATTTTCATACAGGTATTTAGTATAAATACCTCCTATGGACGAAAACCTATTCGAAAAATATAAAAAATTGCTAGAGGAAGAAGGTATTGAGTCCAATACTAAACTTTCTCAGGAATGGTTCTTTGATAGAATAAGAGAGATAAACAGAGAACAGGTTGATCGACAAAGTATCATCACAAATCCACCGATTAGGATGGCGACAAATCAATTCGTAGGTAGGATGTACCTGTTTCGATATAATCCCATAGGCAGACAGACTTTGCCTTACTATGATAGATTTCCTTTGGTCATTCTGATAAGTATGCAAAAAGAAGGATTTATGGGTTTAAACCTCCATTATCTTCCTATGGACTTGCGACAAAGATTATTCTATAATTTACTCAACCGCGCAAGTCAAAGCGAGTTTAGATGGAATACTTATTTGAAAATAGACTATGATTATCTGAGGTCTAAAACTTTATTGAGATCGCATAAAGCATGTATAAAAAGATATAGATACGATCAGATATATGGTAGAATGGCAAACATACCAGCGCCAGAATGGGAGATTGCTGTACACTTACCCCTTGCCTCTTGGAGAAAAGCAGGTGAAGGGAGAATTTTTAAAGATAGTAGAGAGATTTCCAGGAAAAATTAATGGCATTTTCAACAGACCAATTAAGATCTTTATTAAACAACGAAAACGGTGTTGCATCTAACAATCGTTATGCAGTTTTTCTTCCTACAATTTCTGGTACACCAAAACCAGGAGGAGGAACAGCAACTTATAATGGAACAATGGAAGATTTAAACTACTTGTGTACCTCTGCATCTATCCCAGGAAAAACTATTGCAACGATTGATAGAAATATTGGTCTTGAACCTGTGAAAGTTGCAAATGGATATGATCTTCCTCCTGTTTCTCTTACTTTTTATTTAACTGGGCAGTATAGCGCCAGAAAATATTTCCAAGAGTGGATTGAATGCGTTATATCAAGAGAACCTCCATTTACTGCTGGATTTTTGTCAGATTATGGTAAGCAAGTTACGATAGAGCAAAGAGATAAGCAAAATAAAAAGATTTTTGGTGTCAAACTTGAGAAAAGTTATCCGCTTTCAATTAATGAAATACAATTAAATAATCAACCACAAGCATCTGCATCTGAATTGACTGTGACATTGGCATATAGTCATTACACAACTTTTTGATTAGGAGAGTTATATTATGGCGTTACCGCGCATAAACGAAACTTTAAATTTTACTATGACCATACCTTCCTTGGGTAAAACAGTAAAGTATAGACCCTATTTGGTAAAAGAAGAAAAAGTTCTTCTTCAAGCATTTGAATCGAAAGATACAAAGACATGCTTGGAAGCAATGGTCGATACTATTGGTGCCTGTTTAGATCCAAGAGAAAACATTAACGTATCAAAGCTCGCTACATTCGACATTGAATATATGTTCACGCAGTTGAGGTCAAAATCAGTAGGAGAGAACTCTACTATTTTTATCTCATGTAAAGATTGCAAAGAACATAATGAATATACAATTGATTTGGAAAGTTTAAATGTCGAGATACAAAGTAATGATAATATTGTCGACATCACAGACAGTATTAGAGTAGAGATGAAATACCCCAGTTATGAGACAATGCTGAGCGACGACATCATCAACGCTCAAGGAGATATGTCTGTTGCTATTGACATGATTGCTGCATCAATTGAGGCAATTCATACTGACCAAGAAAGGTTTGATTGTGAGAATCAGTCAGAAGAAGAAGTAAAAGAGTTTATTTTATCTATGACTGCTACTCAATTACAAGGACTTACAGATTACTTGAGTAATATTCCAGCATTAAAACATAATGCTAAGTTCAACTGTATTAAATGCGGAGTTGAGAATGAGTTAGAATTGAAAGGTTTATCTGATTTTTTCTGATAACCCTTTCCCATGATAATCTTGTAAATCATTACAAGACTAACTTTGCTCTGATGCAACACCACAAGTATTCGTTGACTGAGTTAGAAAATATGTTACCGTGGGAAAGGGTGATCTATATCTCTCTCCTCACAGAGTACATTAAAGAAGAAAACGAAAAGGCAGAGCAACGAAAACTTACAAGAATGTAATATAAATAAACAAGAGTCTCCACCAGAATAAAAACAATGGCAACTTTAGCAGACGTCGTACAAGAACTAAAAGAATCTAATAAAACCAGTTCTCTCCAGGTCGATTTCCAAGTTGAAACTGCTGCTGGAATAGAAATCCTCAACGATACACTTGCTTCTTTGGTTGGCGTTTTAACTACGTTTGCGGCATCATTTCCTCAAACGATAATGGGTGGGTTCCAAGACTTGATTAACTCCGATGAAAATATTTATCAAAAAGAAAAAAAAGACGAAGATACTCGCGAAAAAATAAGAAACAGAAAAGACGATGGTGAAGAAGAAAAATCTGTCCCTCAAAAAATTAAGGGTAGTTTCACTGAAGAGTTCTCAAAAGCAAAAGACACCAAATTAACTGATCCAAACGGTTTGTTTGGCGGCGTGATAAAAACAATGCAAGAAATTGCCGGAGTAGCAGGTGCTTTTGCTGGAAACTTTATGAAAGTTATTGGCATCTTTAAAACTGGACTAGTCTTTTTAGGTAATTCTTTAATGGGGTTATTTTCTGCTATAACATTACCTATGGTCGCCATTGCCGCTGCTGTCGGTGCTCTAGTTCTCGGTGTTATGAATTTCATCGAAGATTTCAAAGGTCAGGAGGGATCTCTCACTGACAAAATAATTGCTGGATTTTTTGGTTTCGCTGACGGAATATTTAAACTTCTCACTGTACCATTAGATTGGATCAAAAGTCTTATTTCTACCATAGCAGAGTTTTTCGGGTTTGATGGTGCAGCAGAAGTCCTTGATTCTTTTTCTTTCACAGATATAATGGACGGATTCACTGATTCAGTGAGAGATTGGGTGATAGGATTAAAAGATAAACTGGTAGAAGCGATTACCTCTTTTGTGCCTTCGGGTATTTTAAAATTCTTTGGATTTGATGTTGGTGGCGAGAAAGAAGAAAAATCTAACAAGCGTGGTAGAGAAATACCTTCAGAAACAGATGGTGCACAACTTAGTGAAAGAGGACAAGCAGCAGTTGACGACCTTAAAGGAAGTGGAGTACCTGAAGTTGATCCCGAGACTGGCAAGCGTGGTAGAGAGATCGGCGCGAAATATGGTAGCACAACTACGGAAACTCGTGCCGACGGTACAACTGTAACCACTGAAAGAAAACCAAATGCGATGGGTCAAGCGGCAATCGATACTGCAAATCAGATAAAGGAACAACAGCAAAAACGTGGTCGAGTTATAGGTGAAGCACCTCCTGCGCCAACCAAAGTCAGTGAAGAAACTGGTAAACGTGGTCGAGTTATAGGTGAAGCACCTGCTGCGCCAACCAAAATCAGTACAGAAACTGCCAAACGTGGAATGGTGATTGGTGATGCTCCTGTAAAAACTGCTGCTGAGAAAGAAACCGAGAAGCAAATAGTAGCGGATATGAAGGCGGGTGCAACGCCAGAAGAAGCTGTCGAAAAAGCAAT